TCAATGAATGGGGCTCTATCGGCCGACATATCAATTAATTCTCTTTGTGATATCTCCCAAATTGTTTTGTATTTCTTAAGTAGATACTCAACTCGTTTAACCTTTTTAGAGTGATTCTTATCTTCAGGATCCAAATACTTATTAAAGTTAATGTTTTGAATTGACCCCTCGTTCATAATGATTTCGTGTTTAACCGATTCGTTCCAAATACCCATCTTCTCAAAGTCATTGATAAGATACTTGTTAACAATCATAATCTCACCACCGACAACTCTACGATTAAATAATGCCGAGTGAGCCGGTTCTGTCATTTCAAATGACCCTGTGATTTTTGCCGATGACGCTACAGGCATTTGTGCGGTATTTAAACTATTACAAACTCCATATGTTTTAACATCCTCTTTTAGTGAATCCCAATCCCATAATCCTGATACATCTTCGTTAGTTAATCCCCACATATCAAATTGGAAAATTCCTTTTGACATTGGTGACCCGTCAAAGTATTTGTATGGTTGATATTCACCAGTCTTACAAAGATTATTACTTTCATAAACCGCTCCGTAATAGATTGTTTCAAATATCTCTTTGTTTAACTTCTTAGCCTCATCAGATGTGAACACATAATCCATTAGGAAAAATACATCAGCAAGTCCTTGTGTTCCGATGGCAATGGCTCTTTGTTCCATACCACCTTTTAAACCCTTTTCAGTTGAGTAGTGATTGATATCAATAACTTTATTAAGTGCTCTGACAACCTTTCTTGTTTCGTGAAACAATAAATTAAAGTTAAATTTACCATCAATAATGAAGTTCTTTAGAATCATTGAAGATAGGGTACAGATTGCGGTCGTATCTTCGTCCGTGTATTGATAAATCTCGTTACATAGATTGGATTGTTTAATAACCCCGATATTCTGATGGTTCGTCTTTCTGTTAGCACTATCTTTTGAACATAGATAGGGAACTCCGGTCTCAATCTGAGATTCAATAATCTTATACCAAATACTCTGAGCGGTAACTTTCTTACCTAATCCCATTTCAACCGCCTTGTTATAGTTCTCTTCATATTCTTCACCATAACATTCTTGTAGTGGTTTAATACCTGCTCTTTTAATGTCGTTAGGACAAAATAAATACCAATCGGAACTCTCTCTAACTGCTCTCATAAAGTTATCAGGAATCCAAAGTGCGGTGAATAAATCTCTCGCTCTTAATTCTTCTTGACCTGTGTTTTTCTTAATATCCAATAGGTCAAAGATGTCTTTATGCCAAGGTTCAATGTAGATTGCGGCACTTCCAGGTCGTCTTCCTTGTTGGTTAAAGAATCTCAATGACTCATTAACGATTTTAAGGTACTTAAGTAATCCACCCGCGAATCCACCTGATGATGAAATTCTACTTTCTTTAGACCGGATATTACTCATAGATAAACCAATACCTGCAGCGTCTGATGAGTATGTTGAGATGTCAGTTAATGTATTCAACAATCCACTTCTTGAATCACTATTGTTATAGTGTAACACACAAGATGCTAGTTGGGGAACAATAGTTCCCGAATTAATCATAATCGGTGTTGCCGGTGATATTAGTTGTGTGGATAAAGAAAAATAGTAATTAACCGCTTCTTCAAATGATTTTGTAACCCATAGAGCAACCCTCATATACATATGTTGTGGTCTCTCTAATACAATACCTTCAGAGTTCTTCAAAAGATACATTTCTTGTAGTGATCTCCAACCAAAATAGTCAAAGTTATAATCATTGTCGTGACGAATAACCTCATCAATGTTTTCCGCTCCATAACTCTCAATGATTTCCATAAGTTTATCACTTACGATACCATCTACGTGTAGGGTATGCATTGTGTTACAGAAACTTGGGTCAGTTTCTTTATGGTGTAAAGAGATAGCAATACTTGCCGCAAATCTACTATAGTCATAGTGACTACCAGTATATGAGGCGGATATCTCATAAATCAATTTATCCAATTCTTTAGTGGTAATCCTACCCTCCGTCGGAACAGAGGTTATGACCTTAATAAAGATTTCGTCAGAATTGACATTTAAAGATTTAGATGCTTTCTTAATCCTGTTATATATTTTTGAGGGGTTAAATGATGTTTCTTCCCCGTCTTTCTTAATAATTGTTAGTGACATAGTTTTATTTTTTAAAAATCCTCATCAAATGAAATAGCCTCGTTTAATTTTGCCTTTTGATACTCAATAGTTCTACTTTCAAAGAAGTTACCTTTTGTTTCCACGGCAATTTGTTCCATAAACTTGAATGGTTGTTCTACATTAAAGTGTTTTTTACATCCAAGTTTCATTAATAGTTGGTCAACAACAAACTCCAAATATTGTTTCATTAAGTTTTGATTCATACCAATTAACGATACAGGTAATGACTCAGTAATGAATTCCTTTTCAATTTCAAGCGCTGATAATAGAATTTCTTTAATTCGTTTTTCGGAGATTTTATCGTCAATGTGTTTGTTGAACAAATGAATAGCGAAATCACAATGTAGGTTTTCGTCCTTAAAAATCAAGGCATTTGCGTTACATAATCCTTGCATAATACCTCTTGATTTCATCCAAAATATAGAACAAAATGAACCTGAGAAAAATATACCCTCAACCGCCGCAAATGCTATCAATCTTTCTTGAAAAGATGCGTTATCAATCCAATCTAATGCCCATTTAGCCTTTTTCTGAACTGCCGGTAGAGTTTCAATTGCTCTGAAACATTCAAGTTTTTCATCGTGATCGGATATGTAAGTGTCAATCAATAACGAATACATTAGTGAGTGTATGTTCTCCATCGCCAACTGCATTCCGTAGAAGAATTTAGCCTCAGGATACTGAACCTCTCTGTAGAAATTTTCCGCCAAGTTTTCATTAACGATACCATCAGAAGCCGCGAAAAACGATAATATGTTTTTTATGAAGTATTTTTCGTTATCTGATAATGATTCCCAATCACGGATATCACCACTCAAATCAATTTCTTCTGCCGTCCAAATGGCCGCTTGGTGTTGTTTATAAAACTCCCAAATATCATCGTGTTCAATTGGGAAGATAACAAATCGGTGCGGGTTTGGTTGTAATATTTTTTCCATAATTAATTTACTTTTTGTTGTTCTTTTTGTTTTCTTTTATCCATTAACTCATTAATCCTTTTTCTATTGTTCTCCTCTTTTTGTTCTTCGTGACCTAAGAACGTAACAGAACTTTCGGTGTCAATCTCCAACATACCATTGTCAAACTTACAATTTTCAAATACGATTCCATCGTCCCCGATTCTTGATTTTGTAATGGCGATTGTTGCCAATTTCATCTCTTTTTGTGTTAGTGACTTAGCGACAGATATAATAACGTGACCAACTTGAGCCTTCTTAATTGACCCACCCATTTGGTCTGTTGTTACAACCTCAGATGAAATTGACGAACGATTACCTTGTGTTGCCGTCCAACCAACTAAATCCAACTCGTGACACATTGATTCAAACCCTCTCATTACAGATCCTTCACTTTTCCACTCATCTTGGTGTGAATTGTTTTCAGGTAAAACACAATCAATATAATCTAATAATATCATATCAACCTTTTGTCCGTCAGCAATCATTTTTCTAACTCTATTTTTAATCTGATTCATTGTTAGAGAATCCGATGATTCTTTTTGAAGAATCAATTTGTTAGACATATTATTTTCAATTTCCTTAACCTTAGTAATAACCTCTTCTTTTCTAAGTGATAAATCGTCAGGGTGAATCTTAGTCCATAGTGTGAAGTGTTTTCGTTGGATAATCTTTGGGTTGTCCTCAAAGAATATCTGTAAAACGTTGTTACCTAAATTGAATGCGTGGTTCGCAATCTTTGTAAGTAGGGTACTCTTACCGACACCTGTTGGTGCTAAAATTACCCCAATCTCACCTCTTGCCAATCCACCCTTTAATAGTTTGTCAATTCCCGGTATTCCCATTGGGATGGGGTGTCTGTAATCCTCATTTAGAACGTCATCTAAATTAGAGAATACATCCATTACACCACCCTCAACTTCACCTACTTGTAGTGCTCCTCTGAATAACTCTTCAATAGAATCGTAACTCTCAAATTCACCTCCGTCAATTATCTTTTGTGCCTTAACCATCGCCTTTTGAACCTCCTGTTGTTTACAGAATTTCAAGGCTTTCTCTTGAACGAAATCACCACCTTCAAATGGAGCATCTTGGACTTTCTTAATAGTGTCTATTACTACCTTAGCAACCACTTCTTGAGGTAGTTCTGAACGTGTAATTTGGTTTAATGTCTCAAATGAAGGTGTGTTCTGGTATTTTGAATAGTACTCCTTGACCATCTGTATGATGATTTTAAAGTATTTATTCTCAAAATAGTTGGGTTCTATTACATCAATAATTGAATGGGCGAATAGTTTATCTACCACAATCTGATTTAATAATTGTATCTGAAATGATTGCCCTAAATAATCAAAATTTTTCTCTGTCGCCATAATTAATTTGTTAATGTATTGAATAAATATTACCCTTCTAAGTTATAATCCATATATTCGTAACTTAAATTTTTTTCCGAAAAAATCTCGGTTAGAGAGTTCAATAGACCCTTTAATTGGGGACGAACATCTACTGTGTATCGCACTTTTGGTGGATAAACCTTCGCGTCAATCTCGCGATTATACATAACACTATCACCATTCTTAATCGTTAGTGTGAACTTCTCAGGTCCGTCAGTGATTGATGTTTCCATAACCATCGGGTTCTCATAAATTTCAAACTGATTCTCCATCATATACACAACGGATTTGGTTCTCAATCGGTCTTTGAATTCTCTAACGAAGTAACTAACGTACTCGTGTAACTCCATAGAGTTCTTTGCCTTGGGGTTATACCCTTTCACGTTAAAAAATCGTTGTACAATGATGTTTTCGTTCACTTTCAATAGGAACTCAAGTTTGGTTGATTCTTGCTCTTTCATAATTTAATTTATTTAATATTTGTTACTTTGTTTTTGGTTTTACAATTTCATCAATTATTCCGTATTCTAAACTTTCTTCTGCTGACAAC